CAAAACTTTATTACCTCGGCAACAAAAGCAGCAACTTTAAAAAATCCTGTAATGCCGCTTCCTTATGCCAATGCTTTGAATCGAGACTATCCTTTCTGCGATGTAAATACTGTAGGTGAGATCAATCAAATAATTGGACTTCATAGTAATATCAAGAGCATACTTGAAAGTGATGTGGGATATGATATAGCCACGTGGAGTGCTTTATGCGCTGATCCTACTCAATTTCAAACTTTATCATCGGGTGTTCCTAAGAACCTAACATATAAACTCATTGAATTTATGTTATGGTATTTGAATAAAGAAGGAATTGCATTCAAAACAAGACAAAGTGTATACAACTTAATTGCTTATGAAGAATACTTAGACAAAAGACTTGAAGAATATAAAGGTATTCCAGACGTCACAGATATCGAAAAATTCCACACTATAGGTACACAATTATATGACAGAAGATGCACAGAATCGACATAAAGAAAAAGAAAATATACAAAAACAAATAAAACATCTTGAAGAACTTCGTGAAACACTTGTTCTATGTGTTAACTTCATTAATAAACTTGATGAAAAAACTCCAAGAAAAGAGAAAAGTGAATGAGTGATGGTCAAAGATATCCAATTGGTAGGACTCTTACTGAATTTGGAAATCAATTATCGAAAAGCGATGAGTTTGCAAATCCGACAGGTGAAGGTGAGTGGCGTCAAATCAACCACTTAGCCGCAGGCCTTACTGGCAGTAATAAAGAATTTATTGAAGATTCAAAAGAATATCTAGAGAACATAAGAAATTTAGTTGTAAACAATTTTGATTTTGCAATTACTACTTTGACTTTGATTAATGACTTTATGTTTTTGCTGCCGAATTTTATGTCGATGGTAATGACATATCTCTCCAACCTGGTTTATAATGCTCTTGATGCATATCTTCGTTTAGGTATGCATGTATTAGTTGTTCCTCCAAATTTTACAGAACGAGCATATAAAGGTTATCCAACTACATCACTAGATGAGCAAGCAGAAAATGTTTATAAAAAGTTTTATGATTCTGCTGATCCTTATGTTCCTTATGCACTTCCTTATGTAAAAGATCTAGACGAAAGACTCATTGAAAGCGGTAAAAAACTTCAAAATAAAATCGAAAAATATACAAGAGTTCATCATGACAATAAAGGACGTTCACTTCTCGAACAATTGATACCAGGAGCTAAAAGTTCTCTTGATGAAATGAAAACCGATTACATTGATTTTGAGAAGTCAATTCAAAATCTTTCAAGACCTCTTGGTGTATATGATGCAATCTTTTTATATTTCAGTATAGACTCAAATACGAATATGCCAAATATTCGTAAGTTTATTGATTCAATAGCAAGTTTAGCAAATTTATTTCAAATTGAAAGTTTAGGTGCGCTTCATGAAGATTTTGATTCTCTCTTCTTTCGACATGAACAACGCAAAGTAAAAATTCTTACAAATTATCAAATGAAGGGAGTTCAAGTAACAAATCCTTCAAAAGTAAGATATGAAAAGGTGGATGCGTATACAAGAAAACAAATACCAATTGATGATGAACTAACTGATATTATTATGGTCAAAGCCGATCCTCTCGAATTTATGCCTGAAGATCGTTTTGAAAGATTGAAAGCGAATGTTCAAGATGAAATTGATTCGTTAGATGCTTCAATAGATGATGTAAAACATAATCCCGATCGTGTAAATGAAATTATTCAAGATATTGAAAATGAACTTATTCGTAAAAGTAATCTGTATCGTTTGAAAAAAGAAAATTTAGCTCAACTTAAAATTGAACACACTTTCTATGCTTCACAATATGCTGCTGCTGAATTCGCAAGAGGTGTTGATTTTTCAAATCCTGAATCAATTCTTGAAAACTTAACAGATCCAAGCTTAGATGTTGTTGAAGAGTTTATGAATAAGTATAATAGTGACCTTGTGGAAACAGCAAGCGAATCATCTTCTTCAGTACCAAGTTTTGGTGTCACCTGGACAAAAGATTCACGATTAAATAACACTCTTACTTTGATTGAAAAAAGAAAACAATTTCGTGAACAATATGAGAAAGTTAAGAATCTCAAAGCGAAAAGTCTCACATCTATCACCACCGTTGATCCGGTCACAGGTGATGTGGTAGTAGTAGACACTTCAGAAAACGCCCCTCTGATTGAAGTAGAGAACGCCACCAGTGGTATTTTTCTCACTAAGGATCATCCTCAGTATGTACAGTTGATGAGCATAGGAGCAGAATTAAAAAATATGTCAAGTTCTATAAGAGATGATTATCTAAGCAGAACCGATATATTTCGAATCACACCACCCAATTTGGCAAATGAAGAAAGACAAAAGAAAATTGATGAATATATTTCAGATATTGAAATTATGGAAAAAACCTTCAAAGAAGAAGCTTTAGTAATTTTCAATGAACATTTTAAAGGTCTTCATGAATCAGTTGCTGTAAAGCAAAAGCAATTGAAAAATTTTGAAAGTAAGATGGTGAATACAACAGGTATGGTTCCACCCACTGATGATGAGAATTCAACTTATATGTCTTATTTTCATCGTAGTTATCCTATCAAAAATAAAAATCATTTATATCGCAATCATCTTGAAACTTATTATAAAACTGCTTTCACGAAAGATATTTGGGACATTTATAAAAATGATAAAGTAAATTTACCAAATGCTCTTTCTCAGCAAAATTATGTTTACGAATTTTCATATCGCAGACCTCCTATGTCCAGAGATCATTTTGTTTCTGGAGATTATGTTCATCTTTATCGCAAAGGTAGCGCAGCAGGGGGTGGATCATCAACCTCAACCTTTGAATTTTTAGGTGATGGTTTTATTATGGATGAAAATCTAATGAACTTTAATCCAGGAGGTTATGGTAATTGGTTTGGTGTAAATTTCTCAGATTTAATTGGAACAACAACCACAATTAAAGCACTTCAGAAAAAAGTGAAATCATTTGAGAATATGTTTACTCCGAATGATACAATGTTGAAACAATTGATTCGAGTTTTAAGAGATATTCGTGATAAGCTTCTTGAATTGATCGATATTATTGACGACCTTCTTAACATTTTATTATTGAGTATTGAATTTGAAGGAACTGTATGGGGTAAGTATTGCCGAGAAGAGGGTATTGAAGGATATGATAAACTTGCCGCTGATTTGACAAATACAAATGGCCATTCCAAACCACCAAAAAAAGGATTCAGACCAAGTTCACTTTCTTCTGTTCAAAAATATCTTGGGAAGATCCGTAAAATTGATCCTGAGGAAGCAAATCGAATCAAATTAGATATTGACCAATTATATCTTCAACAACAAAATCATGATGAACGAATAAAGGCGATCAATGAAAAAAGTCAAGTAGATCCTTTGATGCCACCTGATGGTCAAATTCGTCCTGGTATTACAAATCCTTATGAAGGTTACGGAGCAAGAGAGGCTGTCATTGAACAATCATTGAAGTTAAAGGAAGCAGTAGCGGAACAAATCAGTGATGCGATGGAACTTGCTTTTTTCCCTATTGAAATTGGTAGCGGACTTTTTGCCAATCTAGACAATGCAGGAATTGTTGAAACAGCACAGCATGAAAAAAATACAAAAGAAGATAAAGTAAAATATTGGACAGGAAAAATCTACAATGAAATTGCAAAAGTAGAACGTAAGTATTCAAGTGAATTTGGATTCTCAATGGTTCTTTTAAGTTATTTACCAAAAGGAATGCATGTCTATCCAGTAAGATGGCTTGCTGATGCTTGGCGCTTGATTGATGAAGATGGTAATCCAATCACAGCACCTTCTCTTGAACAAATTGATGTAGGTAGAGCATCCGCAATGTTACCTAATAATACATTAGATACTTTAAAAGGTGCGTTAGATAAACAAGCAAAAAATATGAATCCATCTTCACAAAACATAGCAAAGCCAGAACCAATCAAAATTGAATGGGAACCTTTCCGTTGTGTAAGTGATACAAATTTTGAAAATGTAATTGATAAGTCAACAAATCCAGATTACTTTGAGGTAATTTCTTCTTCACCTCATTATGAATTTCGTTTGAAAAATCCGTTACTTAAGAATTTACATGGTGTAAGAAGTAAAAATGTTTTGACACTACCAAAATGGTCTGCGGGTGTTGCAAAAACATATACTTATCGTTTTGAATTTACAATGTCAGTTATACCTCATTCTTCTGCGGCGGGACTAAACATCAGAGAATTGCCTAAACTAAATAATATAAACATTCATCTTGGTGTGTTCTTTAAAGAAAAGGGCTATACCTTTACAAAGGCAATTGAAGTCAATGCTGAACACGATACAGTTTTCAATTTTGGAAATCGTAAGAAAAAGAAATTTCTATCAGAAATTTTTGAAGTTAAGAAATCAGAAGACCAACAATTATTACCTTATATACTCATAGGTTATGAACCACCTCAAGAATTTCTTACACCACAACAGCAGCAAATTCAAAAAACTTTATTTGCTAAACCAGAAGTTGATATGAAATCTTTAATTTTTCAAATTCTTGATAGTGAAATTTATTTCTACCGGATAAGATAGATAAATAATTATACGGATTTTCTTATAAATGTCACGTTTTTCAGATATAGATTTAAAGTTTATACCACATCCTATAACTCGTAAAGTCAATAATCTTGATCCGAAGTCTGCAATTTTTCGGTCATTGAATCATATTTTATTTACAAGAAAAGGTGAAAGGTTATACAATAATTCATTTGGTGTAGGTATACAAGATTATATATTTGAAATCAATAACTTTGTTCTTCAAGACAGTATAAAAACTGAAATAAAAACTCAAATATCAAATTTTGAACCAAGAATAACATTAGAAGATTTTCTTTTAGTAGAAGATTTACATAACATTGAAATTTCAATATATTTTCGTTTAAAATCAGAACCTTCAGAACTACTTGTTTTTGAAAAAACACTCAAACGAATAAGATAAATGGCAAAGATACCACCAGAAAATATTAATGAACTTGATTTTAACGAGATTCGTGAAAATTTTTTATCCTTTGTCAAAAATAATTCTGAATTCAAAAACTATGATTTTGAAGCTTCAGGTTTAAATTTTCTTGTTGACCTTCTTTCATACAATACACAATATACAGCATTTTACTTAAATCAAGTAGCAAGTGAAATGTTTTTAGATACCGCTCAAAAAAGAAAAAATGCGGTATCTCATGCCAAACAAATGGGTTATACTGCTAACTCAAAAAAAGCAGCAATTGCAGATATAACATTTCGTCTAACAAATACTCAAAATTTATCAGGTGCGATTACAATACCAAGATATACGTTATTCTATGGTAAAAATAGCACAGGTGAAGTATATCCATTCATGACATGGAATACAGTTACTCTTCACAGGTCAAATCAATTTACCGCTGACCTGGATTTAGTTCAAGGTCAGTTTGTAAAACAGCAAATTACAATCAACAATTTATTACTTGAGAAAAAATATAAATTAGAAAGTCCTGATATTGACCTAGACAATTTAGACATTTATATCAAAAAAGATCGTTTTGCTAAAAGAGAACAATATAAACAAGTTTATGATATTACACTTCTAAATAAAGAGTCAAAAGTTTTTTATATTGAACAAGATTATGATCAAAAATATCAAATTATATTTGGTGATGGTGTTCTAGGAAGAGAAGCTGAAAATAATGAAATTATTGAGGCTGAGTATATTATTACAACCGGCTCAAAAGGTAATGGTTGTGTTACTTTTGATATAGCAGATCGGGCAATCTTACCTACTACTTATGTAATTGTAACAAAGCAATTTTCTTCGCAAGGTACAGAAGAAGAAAACATTGAAACAATAAGACACAATTCACGAAGATTATTTTTAAGTCAAAATCGTTCAGTGACAGAAAGAGATACTGAAATTCAAATACTTCGATACTTTCCCTTTATTGATTCTCTTGCTGTATGGGGCGGAGAAAAAAATACACCACCTATGTATGGAACTGTTTATTGTGCAGTCAAACCAAAAAATCGTGGGTTACTCACCATTGATGAAAAAGAATTTATTATTAGTCGTCTTGAACAGTTAAATGTAATTACAATTGTTCCTAAAATTGTAGATCCAGAATATGTTTATTTAAAATTGGATGTTCGAGTGATTTATAATTCAGTCCACTTAAACATGAGTCAACTTGAAGTAATTGATTTAGTAAAAAATAAGACTATTTCGTATGCTAAAGAAAATTTGTTAAAATTTAATAGGTCATTTCAATTAGCCAATTTAACAAATGAAATAAATGACTTGAATGAATATTTTATGGGTACAACTGTAAAAATAAGAGTGTATCAAAAACGAGATATTCGTATAGGTGTTGGCAAGTATTATAATATTGATTTCAATGGTAGAATTGATAAAGAAACTCTTGCAACAACAAAATTTGTTTATAATGATGCTAAAGGAAATCCTATATCAAATTGTTATTTGAAAGAAAGTGGAGAAAAAGTTGAAGAAGAAGCAGAACTTTCTCAATACGCTACAAGAGCAGTTCGAAAAGGCGAAAAATATAATGTAGATATCGCTTTTGATTTAAATGGTACAACAAAAATTTTACATAAAGGCATTGGTAAAGTAGATTATGAATCGGGTATTTTAGAACTTGAAGGTTTTTCTCCAAGCTTTGTTCAAAACAATTCAACTGAAATGATTTTTGAATTTGGTACAAGCGAATATTTATTAGTTCCTAAAAAAGATCAAATTTTTTCAATTACAATTGATGATGTGATTGTTGATCCAAGACCATTTGTAGACAGATTAGCAACATCATCATCACTCGAAAAAGCAAGTTTATTTGACTCATGACAACTCCTAAAGATCTAATCGAGAGCCAACTGCCTGGTTACTTTCTCGAGCAATACCCACAATTTGCCGAGTTTGTCCGAGAATATTATAACTTTCTTGAATCATCAGTTTTGGTTCTTGACCAAATAAAGAATGTTCAAGAGGGTGATTTTATCTATGGTTCTCTTTCAAAAGCAAAGGGAGTTGTAAAAACAGTTACACCAGATCGAGTTTATTTTGATTACTTAACTAAAGATAATCAATTCTATAAAGATGAAGTAATTGTAAATGGTACTTCAGGTGAAATATATTTTATACGTTCTCTGTATAAAAATATCTATCAATACATTGCAGACATTGAAGAAAATTCAGTTTATCAAACCACTCTTACTCTTTTCAAAAAATATTTTCATAAAAATGTTTCTTTAGACCATAGTATTTTTCGTAAACTAGATCCTAAAACTCTTACGAAAAAAATTCTTGACTATTACAAAAAAAGAGGAACAGAAAATTCATATTATTGGTTTTTTCGAATATTCTTTGATGAGCCAATTGACTTATATTTTCCCAAAGTTGACATTTTAAAATTATCTGATAGTGGTTATTATCGTGAAAATTTAGTTGCGATTGAAAACCACGACACACCATCTCAACTTTCCCAAAAAAGAATATACGGTACATCATCAAAAGCATCAGCAATATGTCGTAAAATTATTTCGGCTTCAAATAATGGTATAATCAGCATGTACATGGACCTTGTGTATTTGAATGGAAAATTTATTGCTGGTGAAAAAGTCGATATATTTGATATGACAACGGGAATAAAAGTAACCGAAGTATTCATCGACACTTCAGTTACTGATTTAAAAATAGCTGATGGTGGTATCGGACATGAAGTTGGTGATGAATTCAGATTTGCTGATGGGCGGGCAAGAGTTACAAAACTTGAAGAATATTCAGTCACTAAGATGACGATTGAAGATCCTGGTATTTGTTATGCAGTTGGAGATGAAGTCGTTTTTGAAAATGATTTTACTGGAGCGACAAAATTTGCTAAAGCACATGTTTCAGCAATCTATAAAGATCCATCTCTGACAACTTTTTTCAATAGTCAATTCAATAAAATAAAAAATCATGAGTTATCAAAATTTGCTCATGTAAAATTAGATGATCCTTTATTTCACAATGCTGCACAACCTGCTAAAGATTCTACACTTAATCAAATTCTTCCTGCTTCAATGTTCCCAGCTTATGAAGTTGGACAGATTCAAGAGATCACATTTGAAGATTCTGGACTTGATTATAAATTTGCACCACCAGCTTATGTAAATTCATCAATTAAAGAAGCTCAGACAATGCTTGTCTTTGATTTGTTATTAGATGATAGTGATGCGAATAATGATTTCATTGTTACAAACACAACAATTGAATTATCTGGTGCTGGAACAAATCTAAACAATGATGCTTATTATATTGGTGATGTGACTGTTACAAATAGTATGATTCTACTTCCAGGTCTTTTATCAGAAGATCATATTGCTAAAAGGTTCGCTTCTCAAAGGTCAATGGCCGATTTAGAAAATGATGCGATGTTTACTTTTACAGATACTGGTGGGGCTGTCCGTACCTGTAAAATTGTAGACTTAGTAAATGTACAACCTCTCAGTGATACCGCAAAAATCACGGCACATTTAGGTGATGGTGTAGCAGGTCTTGAGGTCTTAGAGCCGGCTCTTCAAAAGGGACGAAACTTAACACCTTTCTTTTTCAATGCGCCCGAAAGTAAGAATTTTAGTAATCCACTAAAAGAACCAAACTATCTTCGTTGCCAACATGGTTTGACGTTTGAAGTTGAACCTGTGTTTGACGTTCATCACCGTCCTTATGAAGAATATCGTAACAATCAAAGTATGCTATCTTCTGATAAGTATTTCTTTGACAATTATTATTATCAATGGTATTCTTATGAAATCATTACAAAAATACCAGCAACAGCAATCGAACCGCTTCTTCTTGACGAACTTCATCCAGCAGGTTTCTTAGCTTTCATTCGCAATCGTTTTGATTCTGAATTTAGGCTTCGATTTATGAATTTTGAAATGCCTGAGATTGAAATTGAATCACAAGGCTACTGCCATTCTGTAATTTATCCTCATATGGAACAAGAATGGGAAAGATTTGGAGAACTCACTATTAATCAAATATTACAGAATGAAATTGAAACCAATCTAATGCAGTATGAAGTTGTCAAAGCAAAGGAATATACTGAAATTGATGTTGATGGTATAGCTGATATCTATCAAGCTTTCAAGTATTTTATTGATGATACTGTAATACCCCCGTATTGGTCAAATAATCGTAGACCTTGGAAATTCGATAATCGTGATGTAGGATTAGGTACAAGAATAGGTAATAATTCAAGGCGCTCAATTGTTCAGAGAACTGTATCTGAAGAGCAAGTTCTAATTGCGAATACACATCGTAGTCTTGATGAAGAATTTGATGATTATATGAGTGACTTAACAGAGCCTCATATTTCAACCAATAGTGCTGTCTATGACCTATTGATGGCAACACAATCTTGGACAAAACTGATTAATGTAGAAGACAAAGCAAACTGGATCTCACAAACAATTGGAACACGTTCTGGTCCAATTGAAACAATGGCAGGTAAGACAATACACCAACATCGTGTTTGGATTGATGACCTCAAAACATATATTACAGGAACAAACATTGGTGGTATGATCATTGCGAGAGATCCATTTTTATCACCAATTACATCTGCGAATACAATAGGTGCTACATTTGATTCAGATGATATTCAAATGGCAAATTCATTGGCTGATTTCTCACAATCAATTTTCACCTCAGCCGCTGATTTTAGTTCTTCAGACTTAACTTTAGATAGTGGAAATATTGGATTTAGTTTTGCCAGACAAACCGCTTTCATGCCAGTTGTAACTGGTAACTCACTGTCAAAACAAGGTGCTTATTTACCTGATGCTGAAATTCTAACAGAAAACGGCTGGGTTCAATTTCAAAATTTAGAGTATGGTGTCAAAGTTGCTGAAGTGCGATCCGATGGTATTGTAAAATATACAGAACCTTCTGAAGTCTATTCAACTCATTTTGAGGGAAATATCTACACATATACTGATGGTTCAACCTTTTCAATTACGGTGATCTCAGATCAAGAACTAGCTTTAAGTGATACACATGACCTTTTATATAAGAAAAAATCAAGTGACATCAATATTTCAAGAACTCCTGATGGTATAGCAATTGTAGATGATAAAATAGTTGAAGCTGGTAAAAGTCCCATCGCAGGTAAAGTTCCACTCAAAAATACTGTAAAGATAATCAAAAGTAGATATTCAGGACCTTTATTTTGTGTGATGATTAATAACTTTGAAGGCTTTGCTAAGATGCCGACAAAGGCTACTGAAGTTGATATGGATGAACTTGAATTACACTATATTATTGATAACAGTTATACTTTACCGGAAATATACATTGATGAAAGTAAACGAGTAAGTGAAGAAAACTTTTCAGTTAATCTTGAATATAATCAAAATTTTATATTGCCCGTTCATTTGGAGCCAATTGTTTTTGATTATCAAAATCCAGAAGGATTGGCTCTTCATGGGAATACAGCAAATGAATCAAATTATACATTGACTACAACCACTCTTGATACTGATTCATTAAACTATTCTCAAGACCATTATCATAGAATTCGCAATCCTTATCCGGAGGTGGCAGCGACCGAAATTTTTTTTTTGATAAGAGACCAGAAGAGCGCCACCGGGGTTCCCTACGGCCTGGTGCCATCGATAGTGGCCTTGCCCAAAACAATGTCCCCGTCACTTGAACATGTTATTCTTGCCCGCCCTGACGTTAACATTTCACTCTTACAAGATCGAGAAATAACTGTTGATTATGGAAGAGAAATCTTTCATTACTCCAATACAACCAACACATATTTCTCAAACTTAGGATTTGAGTCCTTTCAATTTTCCACTGTTGATATTGATGAAAGTTTCAAATGCGCTCCTGTACATGTAAAGGGTGTGCCAGAATCTCAACTCACCCTTGATCTGTCAAAAAATTATTTTGAATTGGATGCAAATAATCATAATCGGCCAATTCAAAAAATTGTAATTGAAAATGTTCAATATAATCAAGCAAATGTGAGTGCTTCAATTATAAACACCGACCAACATTTATTTCATGATTGGCAAAGAAATTATAGTGTACTTGTTCACGAAGCTGAAAGTGCCAATGTTACAATTCTTGGATTTGAACAATTTGACCGCAATAAAGTATCTCTATTATCTTTTGAGACATGGATAAAAGCAAATGAAAAAACAGATATCAATGGCAGACCCATTACATATTCAAAGGTAAATCTTTATAACATTAGCCATTATGAATTACCTGAAGTAACTTCTTTTGTTGAAACAAGAAGAATTGAACATTATCCATTAGACGAAAGAATAAACATCAATCCATTAGCAATGGATCCTGATGCTTTGAATGATCCAAGAAATCGTGATGGTATCTTAATTTTAGATACCAAAATCAACGCATTTCAAAGAAGTGGTCATCATGGTAAATTAATGTTTCCCTATGGCTTTAACTCAATATATGCCAAGTTTGATGAAAATCATTCCTTCTTTGATTTAGATACAATTTATTATCAGCCGGGTGAACTTGAAGTAGCAATCAAAGTAGATTTTATTAACATTACAAATGTAGATGATTTTAAACTCAATGCTGTTTTTGATGAAAAGGATTTTTATGTTTTAGGTGAGTTGGTAGTTGATCCAAACATTGAAACAAATATTTATTTTGCTGCTGACAATATGAATGTTCAGAATGCTGTTGCTACTTACCAAAGAAATTATACATTTGATTATAGTCAATATGATTTATATAATCGTCAAGAATTTATGGTTGAGTTAAGTAATCTTGATGGATCATCTTCAAGTTATTGGGTAGTTGAACAAGAACGTGAATTTGAAATGCCTGTTGATGCAACAATATGGATGCCAGATGAATTTATTTTTGACAGAAAACTATTGAGTCATGTATTTGCTTATGGTGAAAGACCACCTTTACCTTTATTTGGTGATACTCCATTTGTATTTGATAGTAAAGAATATGCTTTTGACCGAGGATATTTTTATCCACATAAAGGACTTACTTTTTGGGATAAAACAAATTTCATGGCTAAAATTGAAATGCCTCTTCTTGAAAATTGGTTTCACTGGGATAATGAACTCAAAAGAGAAAATATAAAAATCAAAAGTACTTTGATTAGTGGTGGACTTGATCCTGTCTTTTCTTATGAAAAACATAAAACAGATACAGCAAATAATATAAAAACAGTATTAGATTATGACCTTGAAAAGCATATTGGAAATCGTTGGTTATATTTTGATTATGATAAACAAATTCGTAATGAATATACAGACTGGACTAACAAGGTATTTGATCCCTGGTTGAAAGCACGAAGCAAGTCTTGGCTTGGAGATACAATACCTTCAGTTTCTGCTTTTCATGAACCGACAATTTATTTGGCACCAATGGAAAAGAAAATTCCAATGGTTGAATATGTTGAAACAGGATTGGAAGGAAATACAAACTTTATTGATGGTACAATTAATGATGACATTTATAATTATACGATTGAACATTTCCATGTTGAAGACCGTAATCCTTATTTTCAAACAACAGATATCATTGCGCCCTGGATAAGAACAAGAATTTATGATTGGTTCAACAGTAAGTTTACGGATTACTTTGGTGATAAAATACCGAGCGTTTCAGTTCTTTCTCAACCTAAAATTTTCACAGCAAATAATTATGTTGTAGATTTTGGATATGAAACTACAACTACGATCTATTTCCCTAATACAACTTTCTTAGACGCAACTCCTGTTTTCACTGAAAGTGTTTTTGATGTAAAAACTAAACTTGCGATACCAAATCGTAATTTACTTTTCATGCTTGATGATTTTGTTGAATATGATTTACTTAATGATTTGATTCGAAACGCATTTATTCCACAAAGACTTGTTGAATATACTAAAGATGGTTTACCAGGAGCCCTTGTAATTCCTCAAACTGAAATTGAAATAAATGCTCAAATAAATGAAGAAGCTGAAAACTTAAAAGGATATCAACTACCTGTATATAATGCTGATCAAATTATATATTTCCCAAATACAACTTTCTTAGATGGCTCGGCTTCAAGAGAAGTTTATAAAGTTGATCAATTAGAAGGTGTTGTCGACGTTGTAAATAAAAATACATCATTTGCTTTATTTGATATTTTCAATCATCGCTGGTTGAAAAGAAATATCAAAGAGTTTATGAAAATAGCAATTCGTTTGAGAGACTGGGGAGGTGATACTATACCTTCTGTTCAATGTCACCCACAAACTGAATTTGAATATTCACCTCAATTATACTGGCATTATGGTAAGAATGTTGAAGATCAATATGTTGATGAAAATTTTGAAGGAACCAACTTTTCTTTTGATGTAAAAGATTATTATATACAAGACACAATTGTTTATTTTCCCAATACAACTTTCTTAGATGCTACATCTTCAAAAGAAGTTTATATAAGAACTAACATTGAAAAAGAAAATAAAATTCTTGATTCACATCGTAACTTTGGTTTGGCTGACATTATTGATTTTCAATTACTTGACCGTCAGTTGACCGGTGGTATGTGGAGTATGGTTTTGAGAGATTGGGCGACCGATACTTTACCTGGAGTGAGAGTTCTACCTCAAGTTGAAATTGATTATAAACCTCAACTATATTATAATTACACAGATTCAAAGAGTAAATATGTAGATGAAAATTTTGATAATTATCATAATCGTGATATACAAGATTATTATATGCCAGAAATGATTTGGAATGATGGAAATACAACCTTCTTTGAACAAACTGTTCAGTCTTGGGATGCTGCTGTAAAAGTGATTGAAGATGTCAACATTTATGATAGTTGGAAAGTTTTTGCTCTGAGTGATAAGATCAAAAATAATCGACTTGATTATCCTATATCTGGGGATATGTTTGGTTTACCAATTACAGAGTGGGGAGGTGAAGCAATTCCCTCTGTCTCTGCTAAAAATGAACCTGAAATTACCTATAAGCCTCAGTTATATGCCCACTACTACGATGCTAAAGATAAGTATGTTGATGAGCATGAAGATGCTTTAGCATTTAAAGATATACAACCTTTCTATTCAATTGATACTACATTATATTTTGCCAATACAACTGTTCTTGATGCTACTTCAGATATTCCTTTACCAAGAACTTTGATTTATGGTGATGTGAATATCTTTGACCGCAATCAATATATTTCTCTTGATGGTAGAATATATGGAACTGATATTATTGATCATCAGATTGGAGATTATTTACTTGCAAAAATAGCGGTGAATAATCGTGAGCATATACCTTCGGTAGGCGCCAAAAGTATGTTTGAAATTACATACAATCCACAGTTTTATTCTCATTATAAAGATGCGGCGTCTAAGTATGTTGATGATAGTCCGCAAACAATTATACCTCAGCAAAATATTCAACCTTATTATTCAATTGATACAACTTTATACTTACCAAATGGAACTTTCTTAGAAGCTGGAACTGAAGTTCATGGTGAATTCAATCAAATCTTTACAGAAAAAGATCATATTTCAGATCGATTTATTATCCGTGGTAATGAATTAATTATAGGATTCAACACTCAACGCATTGAAGACTATTTGAAATTTGGCCTTGTTCAAGAATATGGTGAAATTACGAGAACAGTTAAAACAAATTATGAAAGCCAACAAGCAATTTCAATACCAAGAGACCTTTCCGATGATTCACATGTAATGAATCCTTTAGCTTCACCATTTGTTGAGGCTTCCGAGTTTGTATTGCTTAATCATCATACAAATTTAATTGATTCTGGAATATATGCGGGTGAAACTTTTGTTGAGTTTAACAAAATTGATGATTTAAAAGTTGAAGAAAATGTAATCAACTTACATGAAAAAATTACACAAGAGTTTTTAGATCAACCAATCACTCATCGTGAATTAGTCAAGAAAACTTCTTATGATGTCAAGAAATCAAATCGCACTGTTGATGCCTCATCACACTTTACATTTGCGATGTATAATGAGTTTGAATTGAATGAAGATGGTGATAAAGTATCGGATATTCTTAAAACAAAACTCAAAGAAGTTCAAACAACACTCGAAAAAGAAGCAAACTTTGTTGATGGTTCAGGAGAAATTGCTGAGAAAGAATATGTATTTGAATTTTTGAATCAAGTAAAGAATGCCGATCGTATGATTGATACTGAAAAAAGAATTGACCATAATGTATTGAATGAATATATTTTAGACCGAATGGATACTTTTGAAATTACTGATTCAATACGAACACATTTGAAAGGTGGATCGGTTCATTCTTTGACAGAACAGATGTTTGAAATTAAAAAGTTCCGTCAGAAAAATTATAAAGATGGTGGATATGAATATACATCGGGTGTAAATTCAAATACCGCAATCATGACTTCTTTGAATTTGGAAGAAAATGTCGAATCTCCTTTTCAAATTTCTGAGTGTAAAATAAGTAATATAAATACTACAATGCTTTTAGGTGATGATTTCTTAATTTCTTCAATGTTGGGACCATATCTTGACGTTGATATATATAAGATGAATAATAAACGATTTAAAGCAAAGAGTTTAAAAAACGATTGGAGAAAATTTACAAACACGAATTTACAGATGAAAACTGGTAGGTTGGAAGGTTATTTATGGGAAACTTCTAAACTAAATACATTTGTTACAGATTTTGAAGCAAGCATCCAAGAAGTAGAGTTTTTGGAAAGTTCTAGAGGAATTGCTTATCCGATGTATGCTAATACAAAGTCTGAGTGTTTTGTTTAATTTATAAAGTAATTTTCAAGGAGAAAAAAGATGCCCGCATTAGTGCATACTACTTTTCGTGTAAGTAACGCAAAGCAATTTAAAGAAAGCTTTGAGGAAAAAACAGAACATGGTGTAGGTGGATACATTCCTTTAGCGAATATGAACGTTGATCCTGCCACTGGAGAACCTTCGCTTGGTGCTGCTCTTTCGGCCGGAGACGGAAACAAAATTCCTTTCTATGCTCTTGACGACCAAATGTATTTGTTTATTGGTCGTGTATCAGCTTGGAATGCTTATGATACCCCAGACGGTGTTCCCAATCCAAATATTAATGAGAACGCTCCACCATTTCCTGTTGATAGTATGAAAGATTCTCATTTCAATCACTGGGATGATATGATTGCTGCTAAAAAAGTATCAGCAAAGGAAGTTTCTCATGTAATCAAACGAGAACGTGCCGATGAAATCCAGGAAGGTGTAAGAAACTGGAAAATCGGTATGCGATATGATGGATACGATGACCGTGCTGATAATCTTTTTGATGATGATATTCTAATTCATACTGTAAACGAAAGATTCCGTGTTTATAAGTGTTTGAAGCAAGGAATTGGTCGTTTTCAACTGTATGCTCATGATCCCGCAACAATGGATTTGTCATCAGTAACTCCTGCGGATGGTACCTATAAAGATTCTGATGACAACCTTTATGTTTGGAATCATAATTCTTTCCGAGAACCGCAAACTACAATTACAGAGTCTGGATTGTCTGAAGATTTTATGACAATCGGTAATGAATTTAACGATGGCTATCAATGGAAATATTATTATACAATTGATGCCGGTGAAGCACTCAAATTTGTAACAACTTCTTATATTCCTGTTCGAACCGTTCGTAAAGAAAATGGTGAACGACCAATTGATTATACAGATCAATATTACATGGAAGAGAATGCTCGTCCGGGTGCGATTATGAATGTGCTTGTAGATAAAGCACCTGTAGAAAAGTCAGATGGAACTGTTCTTGGATATGAAATTACTGGTGGTGGATGTGGATTCTTTCAGGTGGCATTTGAGAATGTTCAAATGGATTTGGATCATACCGCAGGAACGGAATTTGTGAAATTTACAGTGAATGACCTTGTGGATGACAAAGTAGGATGTCATTGGCCAGATGCTAACGTAGCAGTCAGTTATGTGAACACTGCCTGTAATAAAAATCAATTTGAAATTGGTGATCCTGGTACGAATGATAATACAAAATTAGGGTATCTTCAGAGAATATTTGACTCAGCTGGTGGCGATGCTGCCACTGCTCTCGGTTTGATTATGAGAGGATATTCAGTTTGGATTCGTGAAGGTTTGCCAAATAATCTTGCTGACGAATATATGCAAGACCGTTATGGATCAATTGCTTGGGAAATCACAGATGTAGCTTGGAATGGACTAAAACTCGAATTGAAGTGTGATACGGCTGTTTATGAAAAATATGTAGGAGAATCTCATTATGATCAGGCACTTTCAAAGAAAAAAGGTATTGATCCATTACTTGATACTGCTTCACAAACTGGACTCACAATTGAAATTCATCCTAAAGTAATTGTAAAAGCAAATCATCAATCTTCAACCATAGCTGATACTGTTGATTCTTTTGAAGCAATTGCGATTTGCGAACCATTCTTTTCTGGTCAAGAAATTGCGGATTCAAATCCTGAAAAAGCTTATCAAACTGCCGCTCTCGGAAGAGTTATAGACGTTCGTGTGTTGAATCCAGGACGCTATCATTATCGTATTGATAGCTGTGAGTTGGCTGCTAATATCGCAGAACTTGATGATGCATCTACAACAGATGGAACAACGTTTTTGGCGCTTGATCCTGCGTATTCAACTTATCAAGTATGTGCCGGTGTCTTAGATGATGTAGGTATCAATGCTGGAGTAGACGCAACAAGAATAATGTCAAAGCCTAAATTATTTGCTTCAATTCCTCCTGTTGGTGGACACGGATTTGATCCAGTTGGAGAACTTGGTGGATTCAACGTTATGATTAACGCTCGTTTTGAAGGAACTGAATCTGATGAGTTCACAGTAGGTAACGAATTCCGAAAGATTGGTATTCTGAAAAATCCTTTGGGTTATACAAATGCTGCTTCTTATGTTGGTGGATATACTGATCCAGATGCCAGAATCGCATTGAATACTTTGTGGATGGAGCCTTCTGAATACTCACAATTGTTCAGAGGATATAAAACTGACCAATGCTATCGATTTAACTTAGATACAGATACATTTATCGAAAGTGACGTCGTAGGTGTTGATATCGTCAATTTTGAGCCAGACATGGATATTCAATTTATTGCGAATAATGCACATACTATTTTGGGTGATAATTCACTTTGGTTATCTGCTACACGAATGAAGCCTGATGGATCACAATATGCGTATGCTGACGGTGACGTCATCGCAACAGCAAAACTTGTTGACCATGACCGCATCAATAAGAAGATTCGTGTAATTAAGCCAAGAGGAGATTTCTACACTGTTCTCCAAGGAAATGGTTCTCCTTTGAAGATTCAGTCGATAACTGAACATAGCGTTAAAAATGAACCGATTTGGGGAACCTCAAAACTAGCTGATGACCTTGCTGAAGAGCCAGGTATGATGCCAGGTTCTGGACATATTTTGTATGTTGAGAATCGCTCAATGGTGTCAAGATCGCAAAATCAGACAGAGGATCTTAAAATCTCAATCCAGTTTTAAATCAACTACTTACGAGATTTTCTTAAGTTTAATGAAGAAGGCAAGTCGAAAGGCTTGCCTTTTTTTAGGTCTAGAGGAAATTAGGAAGTGACAACTGGTGCGCCATTGATAAACACACCAAGAGAGTTTACTGTAAGATTTGTTCCACCGGCAATAATTTTGATTGTTCGTGCTTCACCTTGTTGATCTGATGCTCCTGTTCCAGAAGTTCCTCCCTCCCCAAGTAAGATTACCGAACTATTCAAATCCTTTTCTTCATATGCTTCAATAGCAGAAGAATAAACATAAGGCCCAGCTACATATCCAAGGTCTGTATAATCAGAGAATGATTGCTGACCGAGTGATTCTCCCGTGATTGTTCCGCCTGTTTCAATAACTCTTGTAAACAGATTTTTTACCTCAATATCATTTGCTGCAATTTCATCAGCAGAAATTACAGCAGAACCTGAAGATAGATTATTATCAACTAAGAATTTGATTGCTTCAGTAGTAGCAAGTGTGTTATGATTGGTAGTTGCTGGTGTTATAAGTGTTGTAATATCCGTAACAACTTGACCACCCTGAATACTGAGTGAGTTTAGTCGAGCAGATAAAGAATTATCAGTAAGAAGATTGTAAACAGCATTTGCTGTAACTAATGTAGTATCATTGATTGTTGTGAAATCAGTTGCGATTGAATTGACAACAACATTACCACCAGGACCCGCACCAGGAAATGAAAATGTATTTGCGGAAATGGGTAGAGGAGGAACACTAACAACAGCACCTGTAAGCAAATCATAGATGGCGCCTGTTGTCGCAATTGTTGTATTGTTTGTATTTGCAGCATCAATCATGCGTGTAATCGCATTGACTGAATAACCAGCAAGAGTGAACAATGTATTTGCGCTAATCGATTCTACATTTCCTGAACCCAAGAACTTATGAATTGCATTTGTAGTTGCGAGAGTGTGGTCATCTAAACTAAGAATATCTCTTGAAATCGCATTGATTGTGATTTCAAAAAGATTGGCTGTGTTTGAAAGGAAAAATTCTTTTGAAGAAAGATAAGGAACTGTCAGACTATTTGCAACATTGATTGTATTACCAACAAATAAATCTTTATTGATATTTCCAGTATTTGCTGTGATCTCATAATTCAAGAAAATATTATTTGCTTGAATTTCTAAATCATAATTTCCACTTTCAAGATAGTTTTGAACAGCAAGTGTAGAAGGTAGTGTATTACTTTGAATTAAAGTGAAATCATCTCGTATTGAATCAATTAGATGAGTTTTGATTCGGAGAGAAGTTCCTTCAAGAGTTCGTATGTCTTTATCTGCTCCACCAACTAACTCATAGATACCTTTGGCTGTAATAAGAGTCTCATCATCATTGTGTGTAACAAAATTATTGGCAATACGAATAACTTTATTACTACCTGGTTCACGAAAGTCAAGTGAACCCAATTTCAAATCTAAAGGTGAACCTGAACCTGATAACCAATCCTTGATTGCTTTAGCACTTACAATCACTGAATGTGATACATCTGAAAAATTGTGTTTGAACCGATAGATTTGGCCATCAGAACTAGGAAGTGCTATGTATTTTGGACTTATAGCATAAGAATTATGTGGATGTCGTACTCCATCTAAAATTTCGAACACAGCATTTGCTGTGATTGGTTTATTATAATTATATGTAAATCTTGACTGAAGCATATCTGATACTTGGAGTATCTGATCTAATTCATATCCATCGCCAAAGTTAATCGAATTTGCTTTTAACTTTAATCTTAAAGCTGTACCTCCTGTTAATAAATCATAAATTGCTTTTGAAGTAGCAAGAGAGTTATGATTATTTGTAAAGAAGTTTTGTTGAATAGAATTGATTGTATAACCGGAAAAACTTATAGCACTCGTATCAATTGTATTCGCAGATAACGAACCGCTTGAATCAAATCGAACCATGACATTTGGTTGAAATACAGAATTTGCCAAATTGAATTCATCAATTACATCGTTAATTCTGTTCATAAATTCGCCAAAGGTGTTTGACGAAAGAAGTGGCTGTATATAATAACTCATGAATTTTTTTCCAGATATGTTCGTTATAAATGATTATTGATTACTTTTATTTATCATACTAAATACTATCTTTATAACCTATCGACAAGGAGTCCCATGTCTTTTATTCGTATCCTTGTTATGTGTGTGCTTGTCTCTTTTCTTTTCATGCCCATCCCTGCTCAAGCTGAATTACATTCAGATACCGTCATTGGTAATGACCAAGAGTTTGTAGATATCAATCGTTATATCACCCGCGGAGGAGTTTTACTACCGATTTTCTACACAAGCAAAAATGATTTATACGGCTACCCCCTTTATACAATTTGTGAACTCAAAGAAACATATTATGATGATGTGATTGCTTTGTACAAAGACATTTATGATTTTAAAGAAATCACTGTCTATGATGACCTACGGATTGTTATCTACGAAAATCATTTTCCCTTTGATGTGAAGGCATCTTATCGAGAAGTCAAAGATGCAGCACATCACGAATATTGCGAAATTGCAATGGTAACGAATGATGAGAGAATGAAGTGGCCACTAGTAGTGGAAATTGAAGACGAAAAAACTCCCATCGGAAACAGATTATTTTGGTGGACCAAGTGGTAATCTCACATAAAATGTATCATCCGTCTTTCTGCTGAGAGGTGTTCACCCTCCTCACTACATCGTTGAAGATAAATCTTCGCAACGTGATCCGAAGGGTCGCCCTCTAAGACTTCACGAAACAGAAGTTCAGCACGAACAAAATCTTCTGATTGAAATGTATCATATGCTCGGTCAAAGAGAGGAAGCAGTTTTTGCTTCCTTGTGACCATCTCTTCCGTATAGACATCTAAAACCTGAAAAATATCGGTTTTTTCTTGTTTCCCTTTCACTGCTACTCGGTCTATCATTCGGAGCCGGTAGCGAGACTCTGGGAGCTTCTGGACCGTATGTCCAGACAATAGCACCGGCACATTATAGTACTTGGTCATGGCTTCGAGACGGGCAGCGAGATTGACGGCATCTCCAATCACAGATGCTTCCATTCGGTCTTCAATTCCCAAAGTGCCCAGCATCAATCTTCCTGAGTTGACACCAATACCAATCTTGATTGGATCATAGTCTTGATTGATCAAATAAGTGTTGAAAATTGAAAGCTTGCGAATCATATCAATAGCAGCATCTACAGCATCTGTATTTGACATATGAAAAATAGCCATGATTGAATCACCAATGAACTTATTCACAAAACCATTATTCTCTTTCACGATTGGTGTCATATGATCTAAGAAATCATTGATGAACTTAAAGTTTTCTTCTGGTGACATTTTTTCACTGATTGTTGTGAAGTTTCTTATATCAGTAAAAAGAACACTCATATCATATGCTTTTTGGTCACCAAGTTTCACTTCTGTGATTGTTTTCTTATTGAGTAATAAATGAAGTTCTTCTGGAACAAAACGAGCATAAGATTCTTTGAGTGAAACGAGATTACTAAATTGGTCACTTTCTGTTTGACGAATCTTTAGAGTTGATGTGACACCAAGTAAACAAATCAAACCACCTAATAAAAACTCTGAACTAGGTAAGGAGTCAAATGGCACATTGAATTTTAAAATCAAAATGTATTTGAAAGGTATGAATAATAAAAAGACCATACTCACTAAGAGTGAGACTGAATAAGATTTACCACGAAAAGACGAAACAGACGCAAAAGCAATCAGTGGAAATAATTGAATTGTCCAAAAAATAATAATCAATAATGGTGGAACAAAAGATGGACCAAGTGGAACTTCGAGCAAAGGATATTGAATTAAGTCTTTTTCAAAATCGGTCGGAAAAGAAAACAAAAGAAAAATATTTGCGAACAAGGCAAATGCTGTGATTGATTGTGTAACTGTTTGAATTTTCTTGAGAAGAGGATAAAAGTGCACACTTTGAATCATTGCGTAAACGAACTGGTTGTAAGCTAATATACCAGTTGCAGCTACAATAGCGTAAAGATTTGAAATTGTAAATAATTTTGGCGCATGAATATAATAACCAATACCTATTTCACCAAAGGTATATAAACTTGCAGTACAAACTGTGATGGCGAAAAGATAGAAATTATATCGACGAAAATTGATGAGTAATGTGATCAGAAAATATAAGGCAAAAGTCCATGCGAAAATTACAAAAATTAACTTTGAACCAAATGTGAATAGAATATTTTTTTGAAGTTCATTCCATTCTGTAAGATAAATTTGTTCATAAGGTCGTGTGATGCCATACCAGCGATTGTAAGGAGATGATTCAATCCAACTATAAACAGTCACAGAAGATTGTTGAGGTATTCGAACTCTCATGTTATCATAAAAGTCCAAACCAGTCAATGATTCTAATATCGTAAACTCTTTATGTATATAAGTATGCTTTACGACATTATCTCGATGAACAACATATACATATGCTTCTTCGAGATTCTCATGGCCAACACCAAAGTATTCATAACTTGTATCATTATAAATTTCAAAACGAATCCAAAAACCACTATAGTATGAACGTTGAGATTTTAGTTCATCCGTCCATTCTGCTTTTTCAAGGTCAGCAATTGAAAAAGTATGACCAGCCCAAAAACGATTTTTTGATTCGAAATAAGAAGCATGAGTAGGTAGGTCTATTTTAGTTTGCTGTGGGGATGTAATAGTCAGTGTCTCTTTTGTGTATGCTGAAGTAGTGAACAACAACATACACAAAAAGAGTAATATAGATTTCATTTTTTTATAGAGGCTGCTCGATTATCTTTACGAACTACTTCGAGTTCACCAATGATTTGAGTTATACAATGTTCTGGTAAGACCACACCCATAAATTCAACACCAAAAACATTTGTGCCTTCTTGTTGTGATTTAAATTTACGAACTACACGGCAAGAAATATCATTACATGGATGATGTTGAACTCTAATCTCATCTGTTTTAGGGTCAATTATTTCATCAGTTCGATAAAAATGTAATGTTGTAGATGCTTGAAGATTTAAATTTTTGGTTGTCATGAATCGACAACCAATAATACTGATATCTACAACACGAACTAAATCTGAAATATGAGTTGCTGTCAATCGAGCAGGAAGTAAAACTCGAAAGCGTTCTTCTTTTCTTTGATTGTGTTTAGTTTTCATTTTTTTGAATTAATGTCAATTAGTTCTTGAATACCATGCTCATAGTGTATCGCACCACGAAAATCTACATTCACAACATAATTTGATCCTTTTCCATGTACATGGACTACACGACCAGTGATTGGTGTACACTTATGAAAATCTTCACCTCGTTGCAAATAGAAGGTAATTTTCAATAAAGCAGATTGATTCACTAATTCATGTGTGAATAGTTTACAACCTCCATGGCCGATGTTCATTACCTTTCCATAATATGGTTCCTTATCTGGCGATTCATCATCAACAGTAACAGGAACCATACACGGGACTCTTGGAGAATTTTCTGGTCTTCTGCGGTCATCTCCACGATAACC